CCTCCCCATTCCGTGAATTTTGCGGAGAGATCCGACGCCAGAGTCGATGCGGCCGATATGGCGCCCTGTATCCCGGAAATAATCCTGTCGCCGACATCAGACCAATCGACCGCTTCCAGTGCTGATTTGACTTGGCCCCCGACATTCATTAGGGCCGCGAACCCGGCTCCGATCAGCCCGGCGACGGTCCTCCCGACGGATCCCCAGTCGACCTCAAGGAACTTGTCCCGGACCTTTCCACCGAGATCCGTGATTCCCTCCCATATACCCGATAGAGATGACCGGATGGTCTGCCCTACGGATCCCCAGTCGATATCTCGGATCTCTCCCACGATGAAATCTGCAATGCCCTTCAGGTCAGACCAGATGCTCCCCCAGTCGATGTCCCGGAGGCTGTCGACGATGTAGTCCCCAATGTCCCGGAGGGCCCCGAAAGCCGAATGAGCCCCGAGGATTACGGTATCCCATACGGCCCGCCAATCGACATCTCGGAGCCACGATGCGACATCGTTCGCGATTCCCCGGAGACCCCCCCAGATGGACTGAGCGACCGATACCGCCTTCTTGAACGCTTCTTTGGCGATACCAGGCAATTTCGAGAACATGCCCTGCCAATCAACATCGCCGCCCGCGAGATCTGTGATGAAGCGTTTCACCGCCGGGATGGCCTGCGTGTTCAGGAAGTTCAGGAGGCTTTTCACGGGCCCCTCTGTAATCTCTCCGATCGATATCCCGACATCGTTGATTGAGTTTTTAAGTCGTTGCCATTGGCCGGTGAGGGTGTCGGCCATTACCCCGGCCTCCGCTGCCAGCTCGTCACCCGTAACGACCACATTTTTGAGGGCCTGGGCGTATACGTCTGCCCCGCCGCCGAGTTTGGCGAGGGCCTGATAACCATAAGTACCGAAAATTCCAGTTGCAGCGGCAGCCTTCTTGGTGTCGCCCTCGATCGTATTGATGGCTCCCCCCATCTCAATGAGCGTACCGTACAGATCGTCGCCCATCTTCCGGGAGAGGTCCTCGACCGATATCCCCATGATATCGGCCATAGCCGCCATTTTATCCCCATCGGACGTGATCATGGCGAGGCCGGATCGGATAGCAGTGGCGGCTTCCGGCCCCTTGACCCCCAGGCTGGAGAGGGTAGCGCCGAACGCAGCCGTATCCGCCGCCGTCTCACCCCACATCGTCGCCGTGCCGCCGAACGCATTCAAGAAATCGATGATGCCGGGGGCGGTGGCGCTCATCGTATTTTCGAGGGCGTTGATCTGGCTGCCCAGAATATCAAGATCTTCAGTCTGTATTTTAAAAACGTTTCCGATGTCGGCCATACTGGTGGCCACGAGCCCGGCATCCATCTCGAACGCTATGGCCATATCGGACATCGTATCGGTGAACGACAGGATCTCCTGGCGGGCCCCCGCGAGATCTCCGGACGCCATTTTGGCGGCGCCGATGCCGAGCGACCCGGCGGCCGCGGCAATGTCCTCCAGAGCGGAGACGGTTACGGGGCCTTGGGTGGACATGTCCCTCAGATCGTCGCCAAGAGCCTTGAGCTCAGATCCGGCGAGCCCGGTCGTTTTCGAGACAGCCGCGAGGCCCGTCTCGTAATCGGCGAATGCCTTGGTGCCGCCGACAACAGCGGCAGTAGCCGCGGCCACGCCGGCGACCACTCCGGTCTTGAGGGCGGTCCCTATGGCGCTCCCGGAATGCCCGGCTTTGCCCTCGGCCTGGCTCAATCCCTTGTCAAATTCGGATTGATCCAGGTACAGGCCCGCCGTTATTTTTCCGACTTCCATGCTGTCACCGCTTGTTTTTCAGATGTTCGTACCCTTTCGGGGGCTCGATACCGTGGAGCTCCCAGGCGGCTCGAATTCTGTCTTCCAATGGAGGTTTAGGGGCAGACGCCGCCGGCCGCGCTGGCGGCTTCGGAAAGTGGTGGCCGAAGCTCCGGAGCTTTCCCGCGCGAGCGGCCCCGGACAGGGCGGCGATATTGTAGGCGAGATGCGCCAGGGCATCATGTTTTGCCTCTTCGCGTTCCGAGTAGGCTTCGACCTTCAGCTCAAGTTCATCGTTCGTCAGGTCCCAAAATTCTTTGGGCGAGAGACCGAGAGTACCGATACCTAGTTTTTCGGCGTCTCGCCATCGCCAGGCGGTTCTTTGCCCTCCTCCTCGGCAAGCAGCTTCGCTATCCGATCCTTCAGCGCCCTCTTGCGAGAGGCGTCCTCCAGCTTCACCGCCTTGACAAACCGCTTGATATCCGCTGCCGGGTTTCCCAACGCGGTCATCAGCTCCTCCACGACCGCGACTTCGATTGCCTCCAGACCTCCGGCCTCGATAGCTTTGTCCATCAGGTCGTACACCTCGTCGATTTTGATGTCCGGGTTGGCGGCCACCAGCATGGAGTATACCAGATGGCCGAGGACGGTCCGTTTCCCGATTTCTCCGAGGGCCTGGTCCAGAGAGCGGCCCGTCATCGTCTCGGCGAACACCTGAGCCCTGAACGGGAACCGGTACTCAGCCAACTCCTCGCCGAATTTCATATATTTTGGTTTCGCTATATAATCATCCCCTAGCCGTATGTCTCATCTTTCCATAGATAGAACTTTCCAGTGAACCTCCAGGTCATCCGGGACGATACCACCTCGCCGACCGACGCATTGGTGGGGGCTCCTTCAAGGTACCCATCGGCCTCCATCCTGTGCCGCCCGGTGTCCGTATTGATGTAGAACGAGGCTATCAGGGGGGACCTGAGATCGCCGGAATGACCGGGCGCCACCCAATAGTCGGAAACCGACCCCGACCCTCCGACCAGGCCCGGCTTGAACTCCCGGTGCCCTCCCGAGCAAAACGTTGTCACGTCTTTCATGTCGATTTCGGGCGACACCTCGAAATCGTAGGCGGCGCAGACTACCTCCATGATAGCTTTCGTGCCCGAAGCCTGAAAATTATCATCTGGATCCTGGGCTACATCGAACGTCACCAGGCCGCGGTAATAGTCGATGGTGAACCCGGTCGTGATTTCGGCGAACTCGCCTATGCCCCCGGCCTGTTTTTCAATGGTCAGAGTCTCCCCAGGGATCCAGTAACGGTCGGCAATAGCGGCGGCCTGGTAATGGATATGGTCACCGAGGTCGACCAACACGACGTCAGTGAAGCTCTCGGTCGTTGCGGTCGATCCGCCCGATAGGCTGGTAGAACCCATCGCGGCCACGACTCCGGACCCATTGCTCCCGGTGGCGAGAGACGCAACAACCCATCGAGCTGCCTCGTCGTGAGCGTTCACCGCGGCCATGATTTCGGCGGCCGTGGTGACGATCCCGCCGCCGGAGCCCGTCGCAAGGCTCACCGTGATTTCTCGGACGTCGACTTCGACCGACAGCGGTGAGTTGTTGGCCGACGGATCAGCGTATATGATCGAAATACCGTTCCCCGCCGTCCCTGGCGGGACCGCCTTGAAGGTGAGATCTTTGTTGTCTCCCTGGGTGGTGGTCAGCGTAGCTTTTTTCCGAGTCTGCATCATGAACGATGCAGCATATCCAGCTAGAGCGGCGGTGGACATCTATCCTCCGATCACGCCGAATCAAAGTCGTCCGTGATGACGCCCGTGGGCTGGAACCCGAATCTCAGGTTGACCTTGTCGCCGACCGACGCCGAGATAGGCATCGAAGTCACATAGCCATCGCAGTATCGACCGTACCCATTGTTGTCGCCGTTGTCGTCCCAGTTCACTCGGAGGGCTATCTTCGTCTTCGCAGCGAACGCGGCCGCGAGAGCCGTCTGCCCGTCGGTGTCGCCCTTGAGGTAGTTGCAATTCACCGTGAGGCTCCCGCCATCCAGTCCTGGGAGATATTCCTTGTGCCCTTCGGAGTCTCGGCTCGTCACCTCGACCATGTCCAAGTCCCACGCAAAATCCGCATCCACCACTTCGCCGATCTTGTCGGCCGCCGTCTTTCCGCTACCGGCCTCGCCTATGTAGACCGACCCATTCCATACTATAGCTGCCGTAGTCATTTTTTTACTCGCCCAATATTTTTTTGATCACTTTGAAATCGCAGTACCATTTCACGGTCCCAGAATCGCTTTCGAGCGACATCTGAGCCGGAGAGTGCAGAGCCTGGCATAGAGGATACCACGTGCCGCTCAGGGTCGCGTTCGTCTTCGTGAGCGTGGCCCGGATCGCGTGGATTAGCGTCGCCGCCGTCTGCTGGTTGCTGTTTCGTACCTGTACCTGGAATCTCGGATATTCGTACCCGAGCAAGTCGTCCTTTTCCCCCCCGTATACCTTGATCATGACGCAATTTACCGGGCTGTTGGGGAGGCAGCCGTAGAATAGCGTCGCCGCCGTGCAATGGCCCGCCGCTATCAGCTCCGCCCCGACATCGGTGAGCACGCACATCATTACCACCTCAGATACCGGCCGAACGTCGCCAGGACGAAGGTGAGGA